TTTTCTACAGTACCGTCAGTGAAACAGACATATTGAACGTCTGGATCATAATAATGATCTGGAATTTCATCATACCCATTAGTGATACAAGTGTAGATAATCATGATGGGAGTTGAGGGTTTATAACATGACGTTCTACCATAGGCATGTGATCATATTTGGCATAAAAGAAAGGATGTAGTCCTGTAATTTTTTTGAGTTCTGCAAGAAGTTTATCACGCTCAAGATATTGTTTACTATGACCTATTTGAGGATGCAACTTTTTCCTACCAACTTTTTGAAATGACATACCCATAGTTCCGGGTTGTCTAAAACCCTCCTTCGCTAAAAATCCATACTCCAATACATGCATCTCCATAGATGTAAGTTGTCTTGCAGCATCAAAAGAAAGTTGATCTCTATTAGCACCAATCAAAGAATATTTTGACCACAACTCATCAAACTTAACAAGATCCTCTGTGACCACACGCCATATAGAAGCACACACCGGTGAGATATAATCTTTGAAGTTGTATCCAATATCTTTGAGAGTTTGTGTAATTAATATTTCATCATCCCATGTATCCATTGATGTCATGAATCCTTCTAAGACCTCATCCAGATAAGAATATCTATTTGGATGCCTCATGATTGTAAAATTATGATTGTCAAGATTCTCTTTAGAACGCTCTACAAATTCCTTTGTCATAAGATAACACCCGTCGATCCAAACTGTTTTTGATCCCATAGGAAAATACAAGTGTGGATTTTGTTTTGGATGAGTTGATAATCTCACAGGATCATCAGTTTCAATTAGAATATCTCTGAACTCCCAAGGTCCTTTCTTTTCTACAGTGCCATCGGTAAAGCAAACATATTGAACGTCTGGATCATAGTAATGATCTGGAATCTCGTCATAACCATTAGTGATGCAAGTATAGATGATCAATGGTTTCTCCTCCCACTAAGTACATTTAGTCTGTAATAATCTCTAGGCCAATATTTACCACGATGACCGAGAATAAACTCTCCAATTTTTGTACCGAGTGCATCTTTTGGATTGAATATAGCAGCACGATATCTAAAAGATTTTTTCAACCCTGTCAACTCACACAATCTATTGACAAAATCGTCAGGATCTTTTTTATCACAATATTGATAGGAACCAGATTTAGTTTGCCACCATACACCATCAGGTTCAGCATCAGAAAATTGATTTACAAAATCTCGACAGGGAGCAGATCCATATTCAGAAGGCAAAGCAACTGCCATTGAAAGTTGATCTCTCACACCACAGAGCATGTAAAGTTCCCACCATCTTTCATTGAAATCATCTTGATCTCTACGCCAAATAATTGTTCCCATTGACTGAAAATGTTTTCCAAAATTATACATCCCTTTTATATGTTTGGTAAAAGAAAATATATCTTCTTCGCTTACCCAACCATGATATACGTACTCAGCACATTCCTCAAGATAAGTATGTTGATGTGGGTGATGCAATACAAATAGGTCATGCTTCTCAAAAATCTCTTCTGAAAGATCCTTGAATTTTTGATCAATAAGATGAACTCTACTGGCATCAATATAAACAGAGGGTCCTGAGAATGGACACTTAATTTTAGGTATCCTACTATCACGCACCTTGTCCCCTGTAGATTCTTCTACCTCTGTGATCACATGCACCCATGGTGGTGCTTGCAGATCTTCAATATAGTTTCCAATATTGACAGTATAGTAAATCATCTTGTTTAGAATTTCCAGTCATTAAAACTTGCTTTTGAAACTTTTGCAGGAATAGGTGTATCTACACTTGTGTCCAAGATATCATCTTGTGCTTCTTGTTCACAATCATACAACCTCATCTTCGGTCTGTCAATACCAACAACAAATCTTTTGTTGTATGTGGGATCATTATATCTATTCTTCAATTGCTTGACCATTATTTGTCCAAGTTCCTCTAGTTCATCACTGCTAATGAGTGCAATCATAAGATCAGCAGTGGCAGGGAGACCAAATGATTCTGATGTATCTGTAAGATCAGGATCAGTGCTAGTAAAACCACTTCTTGTAGTCTGAGTTGCAGAGAAAATTGGCACATCAAATTCTACAGCAAGACCACGAAGTTCTTCTGCAATCGCTTTCACATAATTGTATGAGTTTACATTGACAGCAGTTCTATATCTTGATGATGCACAAATGTTTAGATAATCAATAAAAATAATATCGGGTATAAAATTTTTCTTGAGTTTCAGTTCACTCAATAACGATCTGAAGTGTCCTACATGTGCACATGCAGTAGGATACTCTTTGATGATCAACTTACCTTGAGTTTTTTCTCTGAGTTTGTTTACCCTCTTTTCAAATATACTCTTCGGCAACTCTGAAACTTCCTTGATATTAGTATTCAATAAGTTGGCATCAATTCTTTCTGCAATCTTTTCTTCTGCCATCTCACAAGTAACATATAAAACATTCTTGCCTTGTAATAAAACACTAGAAGCATAGTGACACATGAACAAAGACTTACCAACACCTGTTCCTGCAAGTGCGATATTCAAAGTCTTATTAGATACACCACCTGCTGTAATCTTATTGAACATTTCAAGATCAAACTCTATCTTATTTTCTTTTCTATGATAGTATTCATATCTTCCTTCTGAATCATCAATGTAATCATGCCCCACATGCTGATCAAATCCTACTGCTAAAGCATCTTTCAATATGTCTGGTATAGCATCATTACTATGCTTCTCATCTTGACCATCAGCAATCTGTATACTCTTCATCAGTGCAAGATATATTGCCCTCTCTTTACACCATGACTCTGTTGTGTCTTCTGCCCATACTCTTTCAGAGGGTGACTCTTGCAAGGCATCAATCAAGTTTTCAACTAAAGAGAATTCATCTTGTGTAAGATCATCACGTTTCTCTGCCTCGATATGAAGAACTTCTTTAGTTGGAAGTCCATCATATGATTTGATATATTCTGCAATTTGTTGAAATACTACACGATCAGTTCTCTCTTCAAAGTATTCATCACGAATAAATGGGAGGACCTTACGAGCATATACTTCATCGTAAAGTAAATTACTCAGAATTGTTAGTGGTACTCTTTCCGTTTCCATATTGTTTCATTGTATTGTCAGATGTTTGTGTTGTCAAGTCCCATTGTCTTATCTCCAATCCGATTCATTTCTTGTCTTTGTTCATACTGAAGAAAAGATCCTAACATATACTTTGCATATCCCTTTGTAATTGGTTTTCCTCTGTGTAGATAATTCCATGCAACAGGAAAAATAAGAACTGATCCAGTGGTTACTTCACTTTGATAATCATACTGAGGAAAAATAGTTTGACCTCCATCAAAATCATCATTCAAATAACATACGAATGCTAAAAATCTTTTTGCAGTGTCAGCGTTTGTCACATCAACATGAGTATCATGCTGTTGATTTCCAGCACGTAAAAATCTTTTCACTCTAAAATTTTCATACTTATATGTTGAAGGGAACTGACAATCATCAGCAATAACATCTCTTTTATATTGTGAAACTAGATATTGAAATCTATGAACGACTTGATAGAAATGACCTTTCATTTCATCATGTTGCATAATATCAAGTCTTTGACAATCACAAGCACCACAAAGTTTTAGACCGCTATCATTGTAGCAGAGACTCATTTCTTTTATCTCTTCTTCCTGTTCTCTCCATAACTTTTCATAAGTATCAATTATATTAGAACATAAACTGGGAGGGAGAACATTTTTATAGAGTTTTATAAATTGAGACACTCTTATTTTTCTCCATAACTAAATGTTTGTTTTGCAACTGTGTCAATTTTTTCCAATACTTCTTGTGTAAAATATTTCTCAGGGTTTTTGTATATCTCAGAGGCATATATTTTTTTACCGTCAACTTCGTAACGAGTTGAGACCTTCTTCCAGATCCCACCTTTCTCAGCAAGTTCAAGAAGACCATAATACTTATCTAGACCACGTTGATCATAGTAAAGACGTGTAGCAACTTGTTCGTTCTCTTTGCTTATACGCGACTTAGCAACCTTTGCCTTGATAATATTTCCGACTCTTTCTGTACCTTCTTTTTCTTGAGATTTAGATAGGTATATGATAGTAGTGGCAGCATACTTGAGACCGCTACCACCGCCCATCTCTTTTGTGGGCATGTAAGATCCGATAACGTCATAGGTGTGGTTCAAAACAATTAGTGGGACTTTGGCAATACTGAGTTTCTGTGTTAGAACTCTGAATGCACCTTTTACAAGTTGTGCCTTAGACATGTCACGAACTGATTTACCATCCGCTATATCTTTGGTTTCTTTTTCTGTAGAAAGATTTCCTAAAGAATCGAGAACCATGAGCATTGGTTGTCGATCTTCTTCTTTCTGACTGTTGTACTTGTCTAGTATTTTATATGCAACATTTCTAAAGTCTTCTACAGTCAAGCAATCAATTGTTAGGAACTGCTTACCTGTGGGATCCATTCCCCTCTTCTCTAATAATTCTTTTGTTATAGCACCCTCTGTGTCAAAGTATACAATCCCTCCTTTAGGGTTCTGCTTCATAAAATTATTACAGATAGAAAGGGCAAAAAAAGTTTTACCCGTTGCTTCTGCTCCTGCAATAGCAGTAATTTTATTATCAGATACACCTCCAAAAATGGATGTGCTACAGAGTGCATTGAAGATATAGGAACCAGTGTCTAGAAATGTATGTGATTCTTCTAAATTCTTAGACAACTTTGCAGTGTCTTTTCCTATGTCCTTAATTACATCATCAAAAAAATTCATCAAATTACCATTCCATGTGTTTCTCGCAGGATCTTTTTGTAAGGACCACCGGGATTTGCATCCCTAATTTCCTTGACTAACTTCAATTTTTCATATAGGGATGAGTCCCCACCAAGTGTCAACGCTTTGACAATAGTTTCTAGTTCTTTGTCGTTAATTGGTAAATCCAAAATAAAATGTCCTGATTTTAAAAGTATAGCACTAAATGAAGAAAGATTCAAGTGTTGCAGTTTTCTCTAGTGACCACCCAATAGCATCTAGTATCGCCCGAACAGGTTCGATAAAAGATTTATTGAATTGTAAATCGTAATCGATATATTTTTGTAACCCTAACTCAGTGGGAAATTGATTGATAAACGAAATAACATTTTCATGAATTGGATTGGGTTTCTTGAGGTAAACAAACTTTATTTTTTCGCCATTGTTGATCATATTATACTTATTATCTAGTTTATTTTTCTTTATATGATGATTGAAAAGTAAAGATCCTCTGGAATGAATAGGGGTTCCCTTGGCGTATATGCCACTTGAACTTTGATACTTTGTTACATTAGAAACTGATCTAGGAAATGCGATCTCTTCTGCAGGTAACTTCTTGAAGTCTACTCTTGCTTGTTCTACAAAATCTATAATATCTTGTTCTGTCTGTGTTAGTATAACTTTCAATGCATCTCT